CGGCCTTGGTTCCAAAAGGAATAGCGCCAAAGGCAGAGCTAACCATTAAATCATCGGCAAGTTTTGACGTTTTAAGGGGTGGCCCGTCAAACGCTGCGGATATCCCAGCTCGACCTGCGTACACCGCACCGCCACCAAGAGCCGTTCCACCAGCGCCGCCAGCAGCCGCTCCAAATGGGTTGCCAGTCAAAAAAGCACCACCAATTAAGCCAGCCGTCCCGCCGCCTAACTCGCCAAGAAATTGTGCAGTTGGGCCAACATAGCGAGCGGTATCGACAAGAAGGTTGTCTTTGAACTCTTTAACCACCTCGTTGCTATACGGGTCGATGTAGGCAATGTCTTCGTCTTCATCTACGAAGTAGTAATCAACAGGATCTATGCCGCGCTCTACCAGCTCTGGAAATCGTTGCTGTGCAAGCCATGCGGTTTGATAGCCTTGATCGTTTGACAAGCCCTGAAGTAGCGCCGTGCCGACACTCGACTTCTCTTCTTCCCGACTCATGAGCTGCTGCTCTCTTGGAGTAGGAGCGACCAACTCTGATGTCATTTGAAGCATGTTTTGTTCGTGCGCTTCTGCAAACCCTTTCTTTTTCAATAGGTCATCGACAGTCTCGCCGTCTGCCACGGTGTACTCAATGCCTTGGTAAGTTACCTTCGTGGTCATCTATTACTCTACTTCTGAAAAATCCGTGACCATTGTTGAGCTTTTCACCTCTGGGCGCAAAGCCGTGCGAAGTATTTTGGCTTCCTTGCTCTCTCCTGCGGCAGCTCGACGCAGCTCACTGATTTCTTCAGCGGTCAAAAATGGGTTCTTCTTCTGCCAGCCAAGCTCCCAAGACCTAGCAATCCTAAGCCTATCTGAAGCAGTTTCTGCACCGTCCAAAATGCCCTCTTGGACGGCTTGGTTCCAGTCTTCCGCCCTTTTAATGTTTAGGTTGCCAATTCTTTGCAATAGCGCAGCTTGTTTCAAAGCACCTTCGTAGGTAGACGCAAGAGTTGGTGATGCCGACAAAAACAACCTCATTTCCATCTCGGTAATTGCGCCTTTTGTTTGCCCAACTAAAGCCATTGCAATTCTTGTTCCGAGCGTGTTCACAAGCTCTTGATCAGGGATGTTTGAGTCATAAACGATCCCCAAATCGTCCAAAAGCTTTCGAGCGCCCATCGTCCCAGCTTCAACGGCACCAAAACCGTCTGGCCCCAGCTTTTGTAGTTGATACAAAAACATGCTGGTCAATTGGTTTTGCGAAATGCCTTGTTTCGCTTCTTCTGCCCAATCTTTTTCTAACTCATTTAGCGTTTTTGCTGACTCTTTGTCGTAAAAGCTTTCAGGGGTGGTGCGAGAATCAATCGTGATCTGCGAGTCGGCAAGCTTGATTTGCTTAGCACCCGGCATCATTCGTATTGCAGCAACTTCTACTTGATTGCGAGGGTCAACCTCAATGGTGACAATCTCACCAGTTTTGGGGTCAGGAACCTCGTAAATCAAAGGGTCATACGGCTTGCCAGCAAGCTTGATCCTCTCAAGCTCTAGCTTGTTCAAATAATCTGTTGCCGCCCTTTCATCTGCCATAGCCATCTGCATGGCTTGCAAACCAATCTGTCGATCTAGCGCAAGACGGCTTTCTTTGTCTTTGCGTAAACGCTCGTTGAAGTTTGAGAATCCAATGCCTGCACTACGAAATGCGCCAGCAGTCGGGTCGGCAGATAGCATAGCCTTGCCAATATCCGAGGCCATATCGTAAAAAGTTGGGCGAGTAGACTGAGAAAAATATGGCGCAAGGCGTTTAGAGTATTTGTCAAAGCTTGCGTCAAAGTCAAAAGGCTTTGGCTGCAAAGCTTTAGCCATTTCGTCAATTTGTTTTTGAACAGGATCTTCTAACTGCTCCGTATCCAACGGCTTCAAGCCTGTACCGCTGCCGTACTCCTCCATTGGATCACCGCTTAAGCCAACAATCTGCTGCTCTAACTGCGCTCTATCTATGGCCATTACTGGTTACCACTCCCTGAAAGCCGAGTAGATGGGTTGAAGAAGTTACCCAACGCGCCCAACGTCGCAAGACCTGTACCCACACCCGCCTGCAACGCAGATGGATCTGGCGTAAATTGTGTCTGGAACTGCGTCTGACCCGCTGGAGCCATTTGCACGAATGGCATCAAGGCTTGGTACTGAGCCAGTGGCGCTTGCTGAGCCTGCAACAAACCAGCACGTTGCGCGTCAAGCTGTCGCTGCCTCTGCTGCTGAGTCATGCCGCCAATGCCTTGTAAACTCGCCACGTCCTGCATACCGGCTTGCTGGGCCTGCTGGCCTAACCCAGTCAGGAAGCCGCCATAGCCCGTCTGGGCGGCTCCTAGAGCCTGTCCGCCAGCCGCTTGCTGCGCTCCAATCTGACCGTACTGACCTGCAAGAGCGCCAGCTACGCCCATGCCCGTTTGACCAGCTTGTTGTCTAGCCGCTGCGCTTTGCTGACCGTAACCAGACAGTGCTTGGCCTAAACCTGTGCCAGCAGCAAACCGCTGCTGCGCCATCTGCCCTAGCTGACTGCCGAGCTGCTGCTGAGCACCAAGCTGCTGTTGAGCGGTTTGTTGAAGCAGGTTGCCATAACCCGTGCCAGCCGCAAGTTTGGCTTGTGCCGCTTGACTTAGCTGACCAGTCACATCACGACCTGCGCCATAGGCTTGACCGCGCAGCCCTGCCAAACCAGCCGATGCGGTTCGTGCAGCCTGTCGCCGCCTTTCGTCTTCGCTAATAGCCGTCTGCTGAGCCTGCTGAAAGCCGCGTGATCGCAGTTCACCAACACTCTTTGCCAGACCCCTACCAAGGGCTTCCGCCCTCTCTTCGGCGCTCAGACGCGCTCTGGAGCCAAATGCAGACTGGCCACCTCTTTGTATATCGCTGGCAATCGCACCGATGTCCTGCTTAGCAAGACCTTCGGTTGCGTCTTGGATCATCTGCTGTACGACCTGATCTTCGTAAGGATCTTGATATCTCGCCGTAGCTTCAGCTACATCGAAGTCACCAGCGGTTCCTCGCAATAGCTCTTCAGACTCGCCTAAGCCACTACGAAGGCGCTGCGCCTCCGTCATGCTCATGCCTACGGTGTCGGTAATGTCACGACCAAACTCGTCGTAGGTTCTACGACCCTGCTGTCGAGCGCGAGCCAAGTCCATGCCAAATCTTTGCGTGTCGCGCACACCTCGACGAGCTAAATCGCCCAAGTCACCACGAAGCCGTTCTTCAGCCGATATAGCCCTGCCACGGCCCTCCTGAGCGCCTCTGAGCGCATCCATGAGCGCACGGTCTCTTTGGTCAAGGGCAAACCGAGAACCTTCTCTGGTTGCCTCTAGCGCCCTCTGCGACGATAGAGCTTGGTCTTCCAAGCCCCGTTGAATTGATCCAATGCCCTGTTGCCCTCGGCGCATCGCCTCGTCAATGAATGGTTGCTGTACGCCGATGTTGGCTCTAGCCAACTCCATCGCCCTGATTTGATCAGGGCTGAAGCCTGCGATCTCTTGAGGTATGACAATCGGGCGACCTTGGTCATCGAAGAAGGTTCGCTCTGCTGCGCGGAAAGCGCCGGGGATGAACCCACCCTGACCATCTAAACCAAACAGCAGTTGCTGAGTGATAGGGTCAATGCGCTGCTCAGTCTTGGTTACGCCTGCAACAAAAGGCTGCGATGTACTGCCGCCCTCTTGGAACCGACGAACCCTAGCAAGCTGGCCGGGTGTCAATATGCTCATGCCGCTGCCCTCTTTGATTTAGGCTTATCTGCAAACTCAGCGAACAAATCCATCATCTCATACATCAAGGCTGTGCCGCCTTCTCTGCTTTCGCCGCCGTTTGGTGTCAGCGTAATAATACCGCCCTTACCCTTTGACAAGTCAAAAGCGCCAGCGCCTCGTACTGCTTGTCCAGTCATGACGAATTCGCCGTCTGACAGCATGGCAGGCACATCGTCACTGGTTTCTGTGCCCTCGCCGTTTATGCCACCGTTCATGCGCTTGAAGTCTTCGACAGCTACGTTGCCACCCTTGGCGTAAGCCATCACTGGGCCACCGTACATCATGTTGATCATGCCCTCGGGGTTTCTTCTCATGCTCCCGCTGGTTGGGGTGCCATTCGACATAACAAGCTCTTGCTCACGCTCTGAAGCCCTTCTGCCGCCACTTAGCGTGGGTATTGTTCCCGTTGGTAACAAACCGTACTCAACAGGGTTAGGTGCAGGCTGACCCGTGCGCCGTGCAATCTCGGCTTCGATGTTGTATCGGCCAGTTGATCCCTCTTGAGTGAGCGGGGTTAAGGCTACGCCTCTTCGGTTTTTAGCTTCGTCATAAGCCAGCTTGCCAAGCAAGCCAGCAGCGCCGATAGCGCCTAAGTCACCTAACCCGAAACCGCCGCCGCTGCCGGTTCCGCTGCCGCTAAATAAATTACCTAAACTGCCAAGACCGGCACTTGCTCGCACTGGGTCTGACGGCCTGCCTTTCAAAAAGTCTTCTATCAGACCAAGGCGGCTTTGCCCCGGAGTGCCGCTTCCACCCAGTATTGCGGGTAAATTTAACCCGCTAGCGCCTGCTTGCACTTGACCGCCCGGTACATTCAGCATCTGACCAGCAATAATCAAATTAGGGTCAGTTATGTTTGGATTGAGTGCCATCATATCCGCAACCGACACGCCAAGTTGTGCGGCGATTCCAGATAGCGTATCTCCAGATTGAATTTGGTATTGTTGGGGAGCGCCAGTCATTCCTGCGCCACTAGCACCCGCTAACGCGCTTAGGCTTTTCCCAACCATTCCAGTAGGAGCACCGGGCAAATTGCTAGGAGTAAGAACGCTACCCGTTGCAGCAGCACCTTGAGCCATCGGCTGACCAGAGTAAGTTGCTGTTTTTAGCAAGCTTGGAATACCACCACCCGGCGCTGAGCCGGTGAAAGTGCCGATAGGGTTTTTGATTAAGCTACCGATGCCACTTTTTATGCCAGCCCCTGTCCCAGCTAACCCTTTACCCAAACCACTAATAAAACTGCCAGATCCTGCCTTTGTGATGTTTCCGATGTTTTGGCTGAGACTGCCACCAGTCGCCAGCGGCCCCGCCACAGTCAACAGATTAAGCGGGTTGGCCCTGCCTTTGGCTACGTCATAAACCGTAAATGCCTTGTTTGCCAGTGCCGCAATCGGTTGCCAAGGGCCGGGTATAAACTGTGCAACCTTTGCAACCGGCTTAACGACCTTTTTGACTACTTTCTTGATGCCCTTGGCAATTTTCTTGAAAAAACCAAACTCTTCCAATCCAGTAATGGGGTTCAGGCTTGCGATGCCCAAACCAACAACGTGTGCTTCAGGGTCAAGGTCTAGCTCGTTGAAACGGTTTTCGACCATCGCTTCAAACTGCGCGTCTTCAAACATTTCAGGCGGCAAAACCACCTCGCCGGGCCGTAAATGCGCGAGCGCCGTGTCTTCACCTCGGCCTTGAGCTGCAATCTCAAACGCTTGAGCAGCCATAGGCGCTTCGGTAGATAGTGCTGCGGCTTCAGCCATGTGCTCAATCTGAGCACGTTCTGAGGGGTCTTGCGTGGCATCACGCTCCATCATGAGAGCGTTGATGTATTCCTCAAGCGATGCGTTTGGGTCTTCCTCTGCACCCTCCATCACGCCCTGCTCTGCCTGCATCTGCATCATCTGCATTTCGGTGGTGGTTGCGTCAGGCGCGTCTACATCACCGCCCTCTGCGTATTGCTCAACACCCATTGGCATATCTCCGCCAATCAGGTTTTGAATTCGACTCTGTAGCATTGCATCCATTACGGTGTACTCACAGTGACAGCCCCAACGCCAGCGGTGATCGCTAGTCCCGTTGGATAAGTTTGATGGCTATACAGGTCTCGAAAAGTAGTGCCGTCAAACGCTTGGTGTATTTGGTTAGTAGTATTGAAGATTATACTACCTGTTGCAAACTGAAGCTGACTGATTTCAGTCGCGTTGAAGTGCGGGGATATCGTGAAATCAACCGAGCCAAGGTTCAATTCTAAGATGCGAATCAGTCGGTTAAAGGTTTCAGAACTGACAGAATCGCCTTGAGAAAACGGCAACCTTGTCTCAAGCAGCTTGCTCATCCGCGCCTACCGCTGGGCTGGATTTCAATACGAGTCGAGCCAAGCCGCCACTTGTAGCCCTTCTGGTCAGCAGCCGCGTTGTCATCATCACTCTCAAACCGAAAAGCAACTTGCCGTGCCCTTGTACGCACATTGCCAAACGTGCTGGTTGGCGTGACCTGCGTAGTGGAGTCGGTTGTCAGGCTTTGACCGGGGTAGTCTCTACCCTTCAGCACAATGTTCATTGCAGGATTGACGTTTATACCCGTCTCAGTGACGAACTTCATGTCGGGGATGATCTGCTTAACAAAGGTGAACGAGTCGCCAGAGCCAATATCTAAATCGGCGCTTTCAATGAAAACGCCAGTCATCGCGTCTTGGTAATCATCAAAACCAGTTTCGTGCTCAAAAACACATTGCTGAGAGCTGGTGGTCGCAGTCGCAAACGGTAGATCCTCAATGCCTGCATCGAGCCATGCGTAGCGCACCAAATTGCCTACAGACCAATGGTTTTCTTCGTAGTTGTAAATGACGTATCGGCTGATCTCGCCAGTGCCGTCTTCAATGCTTGGGTAGAAGAACCATATCTCGCTGAACTCGGTATTCACGCCCATGTGACACTTGAAGGCTTGGCTCAAATCTAGGTCTTCAAAGACATATTCCTGAACCGTGCAGGGCAGGCGCTTCACCGATCCGCTGTAGAAATAGAAGCCGGTTTTACTGGCATAAAACACGCCGTTTGGCGCGTTTACCGCAGATTTTGGCGATAGCAGGCCAGAACCTTCGTTGATCAGGTTGATCGCAAACGTCAGCGGTGGCCCGATAAAATTCATGCTGTAGAGGCTGGTGTCAGTGAAGATCAAGATCTCTTGTCGAGACTTGATGCCGCCAACAATGAAAGAGCCAGAAGATAGGCGCAAAGAGCCAGCCGTGTTGGTCGCTGTCGGCTCAAAGTCCAGCTCGTTCTCTTGATCTGAGAAAGCCACTAACATCGGGTCAATGACCCCAGTCCTGCTGCTGCCTGATATCGGATCTGCACCCAGCACCACCAGATGCCTATCTGTCTCTGAGGTGATGACCTGAAGCGCAACGGTAGGCACAAGGTTCGCGCCACTGATACCAGAAAGCTCCAACGCTCTGACGCTTGTACCGTTGTTTTCAACCCAGCGATAAATGCCTGCACCGCGAGGGTTGATGATCAGGTTTTCGCCGTAGTTGTCGTGCGTCCACAGTCTGAGTTGGTTTACCGCACTGATTGAAGATGCAGAACCAAACCCACCAGAACCCCAAGTACCCACGCCCCAGCCAGACGATTTTACGAAAGTGTCTAGCCCTACATTGATCTGGTAAGTACCTACTACGCTTGAGCCACCGTTGCCTGTGTCCGATGCGTTAGCTGTGACTGTCGCGCCAGACGTATCTTTGGCGGTTATCTCGTAGGTGTTCACGCCCGTAACCAGTGATATCTGGTATTCCTGATTCAAAACATCTGCCGTCACGTTACCGCCAAGGCTGACAGCTCCGCTGAACGTCACGAAATCGTTGGTCACCGCGCCGTGAGAAGTATCGGTAATCGTAATGGTTGACGAGCCGTTAGTTGCGGCAAATGTGACATCACCAGCGGAGGTGGTTGCCCTGATCGGGGTGATATCGTAGTAAGTGTTACCTTCCTCGATGTAATACTTGAAGGTTGAACCAACGCCAAGGTAGCGCACACCGCCAAGGCTGATCCAAGAATGAAGGGCACGGCCCGTGCCGAGATAGAAATTAGTGCCGAGCTTTTGCCAGCCGCCTACCTTTTCGACACGACCCTTTCTGAATCTAACGAGGTTACCGTCTACCCATCCGCCTTTAGCCGAGTAGTCGGTGCCCTCCTTGTCGATGCCCGGTTGAAACTCTAGTGTTTGTAGCGGCATGAGCCATTACGCCAGCCGAATGATCGCGCCGGTAGCCGTGGGGCTAGGGAAGACGATGGTGAAATCACCCGCCGTACTGGTTTTATCACCACCAAAGTCTATGACTGCAACAGCCTTGTCGGACTGGGTGTCGTTATAAATCATACATCCCCGTGCAGTGATGGTAGCCGTGCCGAAGGTTAGATCAGCGAAGTCACAAACAGCAGTCGTGCCAGAGGTTGTTGGGGTTACCGAAGTAACTGTCGCGCCGCCCGAAGTGTAGTTGGTGCCGCTGGCTTGCCCCGTGGTCGTAAATGCCGTTGTAGCAGCACCCAAGGTTGCGCTGGACGTGTATAGCGCAAGCTTGAAAGCGTTACCGCTAGTGGCAGTAAAATTATGAGTTCCAACCAAAAGCTCTTGCTTGAAGCTAGTAGGGATTGCTGATGTGATGGCCATATCAAAGCTCCTTGATTATCTTTGCCATGTCTTCATGCCCCTGAGACGCAAGCAAACCGCGAATGGTTACCCTGTCAGAGGCGATAGCATTCTTCATCCCTAGCAATATTAATGTATAAACTTGGTTTCTGAAAGCCTCGGCCTGCTGTCGAATATGCGGATCTGCCTCAGAAGATATGCCTACGATTTTCTTGGTTGTCTCAGTCGCCCAAAACTCTGCATCATGGCCACGGTTATCGGTTGTTGAAACCATCACCTGACCCATCTGAAAAACACCCTGTGACATGACTACCCCTTATATGGCTCAGGTGAAGACGGCAGCTCCACCGTCTCTAACTTGTGCTTTTTGACCATCTGCGCCAGCTCTGATCGGTTGCAGACCACCCACTCTCCCTCTGGATTTGGCATCGCTATCTTCGGGTTTGGTAGTCGGTGATAGCCGTAGAGCCTTTCTTCTATTGGCACGTTCTGATCGAGCAAAGACGATCTAGGGCTTACGCCAACCTTGATCCCGATGGCGATCATTTTGCAAATCCAAAACTCAAGGCAGGCTCTGCCAGCCTCTGCGAAGTGCAGGTTGTTTCCCATTT